AGAAACATGGCTCCAGAACATCATCAACATGTCCAGTGGTATAAACAAAATCAAGCCAAGTATGGTTACAAAATGGTTTATGATATAGATGATTTTATTTGGGGACATAATGAAAAACAGGGTGGTGACAAAGAAGATGGGGTTCCTAGTTATAATTTCGGTTGGCATGGAATTACAGAACCAGTTAAGAAATACTCTGTAGAAATTATTAAACTAATGGACCACGTTACTGTTACAAGCCAATTCTTAAAAGATTATATGATAAATGAATTAGGTATTACTTGTTCTATTTCAGTTCTCCCTAATTCTATTCCTATGTATTTTTGGGGAAACAAGCGAAAAGCTCCTAAGAAAAATCCTATCAAGAAACCTAAAGTGATTTATACTGGCTCTCCCACTCACTATTCTAATCAGGAAAGAATGTTAGGCGATTTCGAGAATTCTTTTAAGGATTTTGTCATTCAAAATGTCTTAAATGATAAAATTGATTTCGTTTGTATGGGAGATTTGCCGTGGTTTTTCGAAGGTATTAAGACAAAAGTTCAAGTATTGGGTTGGTTAAATTCTTATCAATACCATCTTGGAGTAAAGTCTGTAAATGCGGATTTTGGAATTGGTCCACTTGTAAGAAACAATTTCAACTACTCTAAATCAAACATTAAGTATCAGGAACTTGCATGTGAAGGAATTCCTTTTATAGGAAGTGTTTTCACAAATGGAAAGCCAAGTCCTTATGATACTTGCGAACTTACTGTTAAAGACATTTGCTCTGTAGAAGATATTGAAAAGATTGTATTTGGTCTTTCGGAAAATCCTGAGAAATATAACTCAGTAGTTTCTAAGCAATATGAATTTTTAGATAAGACTGGAGGATATTTAGAATCTCCACAATATGTTCAAAAACTAGTTGATAATTATTTTTAAGGAGATTTTCGGAAATGGCTAAAAGAAAGACTTATTATCCTGTTGTTATGTGTGGTGCTTATTTTCCAGAAGATCTGCTTTTGGAAATGAAGAAAGCCGCTATGGAAGAACACGACGACAAGATGGATCTTTTGGATTTCTTGTCAGCACTTTTTCAAGCATTTGATTATAAAGAAGTTCCTTATATGAAAAATGTTATTATGCTATCTACGGAAAATTGTGTGTTTTATTCAGATGAAGATTTCGATAAAGGATATTTTATAGGAGTAGATATATTAGAACTTCCGGAACATCTTTCGAAAAAACGTATGAAAATAGATGTGAGAAAGATTTTCGAAGGTGTTGGAATACTTTCTATTGATGATGAAGATTCTGCTATTCAAATATTTGCTAGGACAATTTTTAGTGCTTAAGATAAATTTTAAGAAACCTTTTCGATACGTTTGGTCATATCTTTCCGCAAAGTTTGGACCAAGAGTTTCTTTAGATGTTTTTATAAATCGTTTAATCGTTTGTAAAGATTGTTCTTGGAATATTCAGAAAGATACTCGAAACTATTGTCGAGCTTGCTTTTGTCCTGAAACTAAATTTTGGCCAGATGCAGAATTAAGAAACAAATGCGGTATGAAAAATGTGAAATGCCCCAGGAAGAAATGGTCCGAAATTTTTCCTTGACTCCATAGATTAAAGATGCTACAATGATTTAAGAAAAGAGAACTAAATGAATTTAACAAAACAATATCAGCAAATTTTAAGAAGAGACGCGAAAATACTTAACATATGTCATTTCGATTTGGATGGTGTAGGCTCTAGTATAGTTGTGAAGAATGTTTTCAAAAATGTTTCCTTCATAGATTTGAAATATGGTCAAGTAGATATTTTCTTAAAGAACTTAGACTTTTCAGAATATGATGTAGTTCTTATGACCGATATTTCTCCAGAGACAGAAGAAGTGTTTAATCTTTCTGATAAACTATTTCTTCTAGACCATCATGATTCGGCAGTTCGTTTCAACAACCCCGAAAAAAACAGAATAGTAATTGCCGGAAAATCTGCTTGCTTACTTTGCAAAAACTTTTTCGAAAATCTTTTTAATCTAGACTTATCATATCTCGATGAACTTTGCAAATATATAAATGATTTTGATATGTGGGAATTAAAGTTTTTTGAAAAGTCTTGGTCATTTAATTGTTTGTATTACTATTATTTTTCGAATGATTTTAGAAAACGTTTCGGAAATGGTGACGTAAAATTTAATGATATAGAAATAAAATATATATTAGAACAAAGAAAGCTCTTAGAAAAAACTTATAAGAGTATTACATTTTATGAATTAGAATCTATTAAGTCTGGGTTTTATATTGGAGGAAATTTTATAAACGATATCTGCCATAGACTAATGATAGATAAGAATTTAGATTTAGTATTCTGTATAAATCCAAAATCTAATAGTTGTTCTGTTAGGTCTAAAAATGAAAATATACATATAGGGCATATTTTACAAGAACTTTTTCCAGGGGCTGGTGGACATAAGGCTAGTGCGGCTTTTCATCTCAAAGAATACGATGACATTCAAGAAAGCATAGAGAAAGTTGAGCGATATCTTTTCAAAAACTTTCCTGAAATAAGAAGATGAAAGGTTAATGAATTCTCGTTTAATTCTTTTACAAGGTAATTCATTTTCTACTAGTTATGAAAGAAATTATCAACTTCATAAACTTAAATCTAATAGTATTTGGAAACTATACTCGGAAAAAGATAATGAAATTTGCAAGAAAAATATAGTAGACTTTTTGGAAATAGTTTTAGATAAAAAATTCAATGGTTTCAAAATACACAAATCTATGAATAAAGTAGGAAATTATAAATACTTATGAGCATCTTTGACCATTACGGAAAATGGTTTCTAAATTTTTTCTATCTAGATTTTTACAATAATTATAATTATGGATTGGTTAGATATCCAGATAAAAAAGATATGAAGAATATTTATATGTGTGCTGATGTAAAAAATAGAATACTTTTTGATAAAAATCCTAATGTGAAAGTTTTTGATTTAATCGTAGAAAGAATATATAAATGAATTATTCTAAAGATTTCGATATTATATACATGTCCGATGATTGGTATTCTTTTTATGTTACTGATGTTTGTTATAAATATATTTTTAAAGAATTTTTCGATAATAATATTCTGAAGGATGACTATGTTTTTCATATGTCAGATAAACTTTTAGAAAAGATTTTAGGAAAACCCGCAAAAAGAAAGTGGAATAAAATCAATGGTAGATAGATGGATAGAATTAAATATAATAGATGAAAAGTATGGATTATATTTTTTGAAAAATTATTATAAAAATCCTAATAAAATATTTTCTTCGTCGTTTAATTATATACTTAGAAGAGATATTTGGATAATAGATATAGATATAATTTTAGAAAAAACTCATAAAATTTCTTTGGATCTTTATGAGAAAAATGTAGGAATAATGTTGGAATGAGTTTAAATTATAACATATTACTATTCATGAATTCAATATATATTTTAGAAAATTGTTATACAAATGCACAACCAGTTTCTGGGAATTATGTAAGATCTTTCGGAAATTATTTTAAAAATAATTTCTTAAAACTTTCTAAACAAGACAAATTAGAAAAGATTTTACAAAGACCAAATTACATAAACTTTTTATATAAACAACTTAAAGGAAACCATGTTTAAGAACATCTATTACGACTCTTGGAATAACAAAATGCACCTCTGGGAAATTGGAGAGGATGGGAAAACTGTCTATAATGTTTTTAAGCATGAGATTGAATATTATGTTTTAGACAAGACTGGAAAGAGTCCTATTAAAGATATTTTTGGTAATTCTGTTGTTAGAAAAGTAACAGACTCTAGAAAGAACTTAAAAGATCTTAAAGATTCTGGAGAAAAATTATTTGAATCAGACTTATCAGAAGAGGTCAAGTTTCTTCATAAAAGATATGGTGACCAAGAACATATAGTTAATATAAAAGACTATTCAATTTTTAATATAGATATAGAAACAGAATATCCAGAATCAGAAACCATAAATCTAGTTGGGTTAGAAGATTTTCATACTGGAGAAATCTTTCAATTAGGACTTAAACCATATACAGGAGACAATAAAGAAACAAAGTATATACACTGCGATTCTGAATCAGTTCTTTTAGAAAGACTTTGTAAATTTCTTCATCTAAAACATGTTAACGTTCTTATTGGGTGGAATTTGACAAAGTATGATATTCCGAAAATTCAAGAAAGAATTGATGCATTAAATCTTAAATGTTGTTTGTCCTCTATTGGAAAAATCATTAGAAAATATGACGGAGAAATAGTAATACCAGGAATAGACATATTAGATTGTATGGATATTTATAAAAAGTTTACTGCAAAAAGCCAACCATCTTTTTCTTTGAATTATATCGGAATGTTGGAAGTAAATGAAGGAAAGCTAGAATACGAAGGAACAATTAACGATTTTTGGAAAGCCGATTGGAATAGATTTGTAGATTATAATTTTCAAGATTTGCGATTAGTTAAAAAGATAGACGATAAGAAAAAATTTATAAAACTTGCAATAGACCTTTGCACACATACTAGAACTCCTTTTTCGAAAATATCTTCTACAATTGCTGTTATTGAAGGATATATTTTAAGACATATGCATAAAAACAATATTGTAATGTCTGATATTTCTCATGATATAAAGTCAGAACAAGAGCGATCTATTAAAGGAGGATGGGTAGAAACTGAACCTGGATTTTATCTAAACTCTTTGTCTATAGATGCTACTGCTCTTTATCCGCATATTATTATGATGTTTAATATATCTACAGAAACAAAAGTAATAAATCCTAAAGAAGAAGAAATTCCTAATCTAATTAAAACACAATTTCCAGGAGTCTATTATAGAAAAAATGTTAAAGGAATTTTGCCAATTGTTGTTAAAAAATTATATGACGATAGAAAGGCATTAAAGGACGCTGGAAAGAACGCAAAAAAAGAAAAAGATTTAGTAAAAGCAGAATTTTATAACTCACAACAGGCAATTATAAAAATTTTGGCAAATGGTGTTTTTGGAAGTTGTTTAGAAGCTCATTTTCACTTCTATGATTTCGATAATGGTTCAGTAATTACGGCAGTTGGAAGAGAAGCAATTGTTCACGTTAAAACAAAATTTGATGAATATATTAAGAAAGATTTTAAGAAACTAGCAGACGAAATTTATCCAAACAACACATTCAATCCTACAAAAATTAAAAAGTCTTTGTCCGTCCTCTGCGACACAGATTCTCGGTTTTTCGATTTATCCTATCTTTATAGTAGTCTAGCACCAGAAAAATCATTCCTAGAGTTTTCTTTAGACTTTCAGAAAAAAGTTTTAGAACCATTTTTGAAAGTTATTATGGAAGAGTTTGCCGAAAAATACAATACAAAAAATCTAATCCATTTCAAAAGAGAAAAGATTATTGCTAAGATTTATGTTCAACAAAAAAAGAAATATGCTACATTAAACTTAGCAAATGAAGAAGAAATTTACGAAACTCCAGACTTCGCAATAACTGGTTTAGAAATTAAGAAATCAGATTTGTGTATGTTCTCTAGAAAAAATCTTGAACAACTTCTACACATTATGTTTGCTGGAAAAATTGATGAACTTCCTAATAGAGAAAACATGTTAACTCACATCAGAAAAGCTTATAAAGAGTTCAAATCACAAAAGATTTCTGACATTTCCGCACCAAAAGGCATTAACGATTATGATAAATATTCAGTAGAAGGCTTCACAAACTTTAATAAAGGGACTCCAATATATAATCGTGCATCTATAATTTATAATCATGTAGTAGAAGATAATAATTTACAACTGACTAAAATTGTAAACGGAACTAAAATGAAATACATATACGTAAATCCAAACAACAAATATAAAACAAATGCTATAGGATACATAGGAAATTGGCCAGCAGCTTTCGATAAACTTTTTCAAATAGACTATGAAACACAATTTGAAAAACAATATCTAGCTCCTGCACAAAGAATGTTTGACACACTAAAATTTGGAACCATTACTTTGAAAGACAGCAAGCTTTTAAAAATGATTGAGGATGATTAATGAAAATATTTGAAAAACTTTTAGATAAACTTTTCGAAAAAATTGCTAATAAGATTTCTGAAAACTATTATAAGTGGCATTTCGAAAAGATTGGAGATGTTCTTATTGTTCAAATTCCTCTTCCAAACTTACCACCACAAAAAGAAAGACAATATTTGAACTATGCTGAGAATATGTTTAGAAAATATTTGAAAGAATTTGGAGTTAAAGAAATCATAACTGTAGGAAATGGGAAATGATATGAGTAAAAAATACAGAACAAAAGAAAAGAGAATTAACGTTAATGTAAATTTTTATTTTCCGGAATTTACTTTACCTGTTGTTGGTGTTTCTGCAATGCAACCACCAATGGCTTTAGCATATGCTTTGTCAAGACCATATGAATATAAACAAATTGAATCATAATTTGAATTGTTTTTAGAGAACTTTGTGAAAACTTTTGCGTAAACTTTTAAGGAGAATTTTCGAAATGGCTAAAGAAAAGAAAGAAAAAGAAATCGATGGAATGGGGAAAGCTGCGAGTTTGATGGATCGTATTTTGAAGAATAGTAGTATACCTCTGGCTTGTAAATTATCAGAGTCTCAAATATTAGATGAAGATACGCCAATTCCAACAGACTACCCCATGATGAATGTTGCTCTTAAGGGAAAATTGCTAGATGGTGGGATTACTCCTGGAATTATTCAATTTTGTGGGGTATCTAAAACGTTTAAGTCTTCGTTTATGTTACTTTTGGCTAGTGCATATTTGAAAGCAAATCCAGGGTCGTTATTTTTATTTTTTGATAATGAATTTGGAACTAGAAAATCTTACTTCGAATTATTTGATATAGACCCAAATTTTGTGGTGCATCTTCCATTTCAATCAATAGAAGAATTAAAATTTGAAATGGTAAAACAATTAGACATGTTAACTATTGACAATAAAGTGATTTTTGGTATTGATTCTTTGGGACTTTCTAGTTCTCTAAAAGAATTAAATGATGCAGAAAATATGAAGTCAGCTCTTGATTTATCGAGACCAAAAAGTTTGAAGTCATTATTTAGAATAATTACTCCAAAAATTTGTTTGAAGAAAATTCCGACAATAGTAATTAACCATATTTACAATGATATTTCAACTTTTTATCCCAGCGTCGTTATTGGGGGGGGTCAAGGTTCGGTTTTGGCTAGTAATAGTATTTTCGTAACGACTAAACAAAAGCTTAAGGAAGGAGAAACCCATGTTGGATATAAATTTCTTCTTAAAGTTAATAAATCTAGAGACGTTAAAGAAGGAACCGTAATACCATTTTCGATTAAGTGGGATGGGAGTATGTCAAAGTATTCTGGATTAGATGTTATTGCAGTTGATTTGGGCATCATAGATAAGGCTAAAGAAGGGAAACGAAATGCTTATCAATATCAAACTATTTCAGGAAATGTTTTGAAAGTGTTAGAAAAGAATATTGATGATGCTGAAGAATTTTGGCAAACTATTTTTAAGGAAACCGATTTAATTTATAGAATTGAATGTATGTATCAATTAGGAAAACATTCAAAAGATTCTCTAAATGTAGAAGAGGATAATACTGTAGTTGCTCAGAATCTTGTATTTGTCGATGAAGGAGAAGAACCCTAAATAATAGAAACAGATCTTCTATAGCAGGTTGGTTTGTTTTGAGAGAAATCTCGCGCTATAGAAAACAAACCAATCTCTTAGGATTATATTAAAATGGCTAAGAAAATAACTAACATTGAATTTTTAGAAAGAGTTAACAATAAATTTAATTTCTTTTATTCATATCCAGAGGAATATCAAGGTTCTTCAAAATATATTAAAATAATTTGTCCAGATCATGGAGAATTTTTATGTAACGCCGGGCATCATTTAGCAGGACATGGTTGTCAAGTTTGTGGCGGAAATTTAAGAAAAACTACAGAGCAGTTTATAATAGATGCTAATTTTGTTCATGATAGCAAATATAAATATCCTGATGATTATTTAGGTTCTCATAAACCAATTCGTATCATATGTCCAGAACATGGTGAGTTTTTTCTAAAACCATATATGCATACCAATGGTTGTGGTTGCCCTTTTTGCACAAAACCAAAAAAGAAAACTCACGAAGAATATGTTAAACAGGCCCGCGATAAACACGAAAACAAATATAAATATGTTGGATTATACACTGGTGCGAATAATAAAATAGAAATTGAATGTCCAACACACGGAACATTTTTACAAACAGCAAGCGATCACTTAAGAGGACATGGTTGCGATGAATGTGGCGGAACAAAAAAGAAAACTCACGAAGAATTTTTAATAGATGCTAGAGAAGAACACGGAGACAAATACGAATACCCAGAAGAATACAAAGGTTCGGAAATAAAAATTAAAATTATATGCCCAGATCATGGTGCTTTTTATCAAACTCCGAATTCTCATACTAGTCAAGGTGCTGGTTGTCGAAAATGTTATGGGAATCAATTAAAAACTACTCTGGAATTTATAGACGATGCTATTGAAGAACATGGAGAGGGTTATTCGTATATTTCTGCAACTTATGTAAATTCAAAAACTCCTTTAATGATAATTTGCGAAAAACATGGTCCATTCTGGCAAGTTCCACATGACCATTTAGCCGGCTGTGGATGTCCTACTTGTAATATGTCTCAGGGCGAACGAAAGATATTAAAACTATTAAAAAAGTATAATATGAAAAACGAACCACAATATAAATTCCTAGACTGTAAAAATATACTTCCATTGCCGTTTGATTTTGGTATTTTAGATGATCGCGAAAAATTATTAGGACTTGTTGAATATCATGGAGAACAACATTATATTCCTACCGATTTTACTTCTAGCATGACCTTAGAAGAAATGGAAGAGGAATTAAAAGAACGACAGGCAAGAGACACCATCAAAAAGACATATTGCGGAACCAATCAAATACCTCTTCTTTGTATACCATATTACGAAAAATTTTCAGAAAATATGCTTATAGATTTTTTGAAAAATTCTTTAAATATCGAATTAGGCATTTCGGAAAATATTGAACAAAATAAAGACAAAAAATGCTTAAACGTTAGAGAATATTATCCGGAAAGTTTTCTAAAACCCTTTCGGAAAACAGTCTGTCAAGGTTGACCAAATCTTCCTTGACAGACTACATTAAAGATGTTACAATATCTCTAGAGGACTTATGATAGAACTTTTAAGAAAAGATTCTGAAATAGCTATGTGGAGATTTTTCCGAAAAGATTCTCCAAACGTTTTCCGAAGCTGGCCTACCGTAGAGAAAAATAATCCGATGTTTCCAAATGTTTTCCTAAAGCCTTCTAAGGTAAAGGAAATCTATTCGGAAAAGTCTTTGAAGATTGGCGTAAACTTTGAAATAAAAATTGGAAATGATTCGGTTAAACTTTCAGAGATTTTTGATGTAGACAATTTGAACAGGAATGATATAGGAAAGATTATTGTAGAAAATTTAGAGAAACATGGTTACAAATTTGCTCAAGGTTTGCCGGAGTTTAATTCGATCTTTCTGCAAGCTTTTTATAATAATTCTTATGAGTTTCAAACGACCTTGGTTGATAGGGTTTAGGAGATATCTTTGGAAGAAACATTAACTAAAACTTTGTATGAAAATCTGTTGATTCAATTCTTATTCAAAGATGAAGAAGTAAGAGATAAATTAGTTCCTTATTTGAATCCATTAGTTTTCAGCAATACTACCAATAGTCATATAATCGGACACGTTCTATCATTTATGGAACATCATAGCCACTTTCCTAGAATGAATGAGCTAAAACTTTTTATTAAATCCGCCGAGGATTATGATAGACTTGTAGATATAATGAATTATGATTCTTCTGATTTTGATAAAGAATTTATATTGAAAGAATTAGAGGAATTTTATAGAAAGAGTTTGCTTCTAAATTGTCGGATGGATTTAAAAGACAATTTCGGAAAACCATCTTCAGAATTGCAGGATTATCCAGATAAATTTAGAGAATCTTTAGCATTTACTTTTGACAATTCTATAGGTCTTTCTTTAATGGACGATCAGGAATATATATTCAGAGCCATCCATGATAAAGATACGGTATTCCCATCTTCCATAAGCGCCTTAGATAGACTGATAGATGGAGGCTTTCATGAAAAAAGTTTAAATCTATTTCTTGCGCCTGTTAATATGGGCAAGACGCTTGTAAAAACCGCACTTTCTGTAAACTTTCTAAAACAAAATAAAAAAGTTTTATACATAACTTTAGAAATGTCTGAACAAAAGATTATGGAAAGAGTTTTAGCAAATCTCTTTAATGAAAATATAAACGAACTTAAGAATATGACTAAAGAAAAGTTCAATAAAAGATTTGAATTGATTAAGTCGGTTATTAAGTCTGATTTTAAAATAATACAATTTGGCGCAAAAACAATCTCAGCGAATCGTATTAGGGCTATATTGAAAGAATACCAAGTAAAGAAAAACTTTAAACCAGATATACTTGTTGTTGATTATTTGGGGTTGATGACTACTAATAATAAATCGAAAGATGCGAATTCTTATACTGAAATGAAACTTATAAGTGAGGAATTAAGAGCAGTTGCTGTTGAGTATGGATTTCCTATCATAAGCGCCATACAAACCACTAGAGCAGGATTTAAATCAATGGACCTAGAAATGACGGACGCTAGTGAATCGATAGGTATTGTAGCCACCTGTGACGTTCTTATTGGAATTATGCAACAAGAAGATTTGAAAGCAGCAGGAAAATATAAATGGTCAGTCCTTAAAAATAGATTTGGTGTTAATGGGATGAACTTTTACGTCGGAGTCGATTATCATAGGATGCGAATTTATGATGTGGATGAATCTCAAGATTTAAGCCAAGTAATAACTCCTAAAGATATAGTCGATGATGCTTCTGTAGCAGTTTTAAAAACCGTAAAAAACAACACAAAAGATGCAAAAAACAAACTAACCGGAATAGAATAAACAAAAGGATTCTCAAAAATGCTCTCAGAATTTATGCCACAAAGTCTCACCCCGAAGAAAGAAATTTACAAAAATATTGAAGATGATATTGTCCGTTCAGTTTTAAAGAAAAGATTTTTCGAAAGTCTTTCTCAAATGGGTCTCGATATGGAAGTCGTAATAAATGGTAGAAGGAATAAAAATGAGCAGTTTCATAGATTCAATTTGTTCGTAAAAGATATGTATGAAAGCAGAATTTTAATGCAAGATATCTTTTACTTTATGGAAGAAGATATGTTTGATACTAAGACCGTTCTCTCTTGTTTTAACGAAGAAAATCTATTTTTGCTCAGAGAAGAATTAGCAATTAAGTATAGCAAAAAGAAGAAATCTAATTTGAATTTTTTGATAGAGGAATAACTTTGTGAACGCCTGTGACTTTGATTGTTTCTACTTATACATTAAAAAACTTAAATTAGGAATCTCTGGCAAAAAAGTAGACTGGAGTTTTTGTAAAGGTTTTTTAGGAAAGCGTTTAGATCCTAGGATTACAAAAGCTCTTCAACCATTCTATACTAAGTATCTTTCGCACCACTTTTCCGAAAAAGACTTCCAAATATTTTTCATAGAGAATTTGATTATTTCTGAAACATTTTTAGAAAACTTTTTCAAATGGTCTTCAGATACAGTTAAGAATTATGACGTAGAAAGTTTGATTAAACAAGATGAAGAAACTATTCTAAAAATTTCTCAGAAAACTTGCCAGAAATCTTTAGAGACTTATTTTAATATAAATACTAATGGTGAGAGTTTAGCTAAATACTTTTATGATAACAAAATGGTTTCTATGTTCTTTATGGCAAAATACTCTAGATTTTTTAAGAGTGGTGATAACGAATCAGATGAGCACAAAAGATTCGTGACTTTGATGAAAATTCTTAAAAAGGTTCTTGACAGCTAAGATTAAATATGATACAATATGGGAGGTAAGATGAAGAGACTTTGAATAATGGTTTTCGAGAAAACTTTTAGAAAACTTTTAGAATGATTTTCGAGAAATTTTGCGATGAGATAACTAAAAACAAACAATGGAGAAAATGAAAAATGGCTAGAGAAATAAATTGGAGCGCAGTTGCAAGTGAGATGAAGCAGAGTTCAGAAAAGAAGAAGTTTGAAAGGACTGTTGATTTAAATTTATATGAACCAAAACTTGTTGATGGAAGTGCAGACGTAATTGTTCGCTTTTTGCCTGCTCCAGAAAATGAGACAGTTCAAATTGCTACAGTATATTCTCATTCTTTTGAAATAAATGGAAAATGGTTAATAAAAAAATGTCCGCAGAGTTTGGGAAGAACCCATAAATGCCCGATTTGCGAATATAGCTCTTCAAAATGGAACCGAAATGCGCCGGAAGGAACTTCAGAAAGTTTTCAGAACAAGGAAACAGTAAAACAATTTAAGAAAGCTTCTTATTATTTGAACGTTCTGATTATAAAGGATGTAAATACTCCTGAAAATAATGGGACAATAAAAATCATGCGTATACCAAAAAAGATTTATGCGAAGATTTTGAATAAAATGTCTCCTAGTGACGAGGATGGCGATGAACCAAGCCCCGTGCTAGATTTTATAAAGGGGTCTAATTTTAAGCTTAAGATTCGTTCTAAGAAAGTTCCAGGATACGCCCAGATGGTCCGCGATTATGACCTTTCAGAATTTTCATCTCCAAGTCCTTTAGGAGATGAAAAATTTATAAATGAAATTGATAAAAAGTTAATTTCGTTGCGGAGTTATATAGAAGACGACATCGAGACCTATGAGAAATTGCAGGGAAATCTTGATAGGGTTCTTGGTGTAACTACTCAAAGTTCTTCTGGTCAGGCACAAGAACGTCCTAATGGTTCTTCTAGTCCTGTTAAAGAGGCTTTAGAAGATGACGCTGAAGAGGAATTTCTCAGAAAGCTTCGAGAAGGATAATTCATAGTTAAATATAATAGTTATTAAAATACAACGCTTGGGAAATTTCTCAGGCGTTTTTTGCATAAATACTTGTAAGCTTAGTCAATTGATTCACCTTGATTGGTTAAGTAGGAACGAAATAGTATCCTGGTGAATCACTTAACCTTTCAAGGAAATCATTAAAATGCGAAAACTTACACACGAAATATTTTTAGAAAAAGCTAATAGAAAACATAATAATTTTTATACTTATCCCGAAGAATATCAAGGTTGGTCGATACCAATTAAAATAATATGTCCTAAACATGGAGAATTTAGCCAAGAGCCTGGAAATCATATGTCCAGAAGCGGTTGTCAAAAATGTTCAGTTGACAGAAAAACAAAAACCAAAGACAAATTTGAGGAAGATGCTAAAGAAATTCATGGAGAAAAATATAAATATCATCTAGTAGAATATAAAACAGCCCACACTCCTATAAAAATATGGTGCCCAATACATGGAGAGTTTGAACAAACACCTAACGCACATTTGGTCGGAAAGGGTTGTGATGATTGTGGTGGAAGTAAATTAAAAACTACTGCGAAATTTATACAAGAAGCAAATGATGTTCATGATTATTTTTATACATATCCATTTGCTGATTATAAAAACGCATTCACTCCTATTAAAATATGTTGTCCAATACATGGAGAATTTGAACAACCGCCGCATAGTCATTTGACTGGTTATGGGTGTGGGACTTGTGGTGGAACGAAATTAAAAACATTAGAAGAGTTTATAGAAGAAGCCGAATTAGTCCATGATAAAAAATATACATATCCTCTCGCAGAATATAAAGGTGGACATGTTCCTATTAAAATATGTTGTCCAAAACATGGGGAATTTGAACAGCCACCTAGTAGTCATTTAGCTGGTCATGGATGCCCTAAATGTATTACTTCTAGAGGAGAAATAAAAATATTAGGCATCATTAAGAAATTATCTATAAAAAATAAACCACAATATAAAAATGAAACTTGTCGAGGAAAGAAATGGTTGCTTCCGTTTGATTTTGGTATTTTAGATGATGATGGAAATGTTCTTGGTTTAATTGAATATCAAGGCGTTCAACATTTTCGGCCAATATATTTCGGAAAAGGTATGACAAAAGAAGCGGCAGAAAGAAGTTTTAATGATCTACAAATAACAGACAAAATCAAAAAGGACTGGTGCAAGAAAAATAAAATTCCATTACTATGTTTGTTATACAATGAAGACAAAGATTTACAAAAAAATCT